TCACTATCAATTGCTGAACGATTTGTTTGTGATGCTGTCCAAATTGGTATTTGTAACTCACCACTCATACCTCTTAAATCAATATACACCCCACCTTGCTCAGCGTATGTACTATCAGTTTTGTTTGAGTGAGATAATAACAAGTCAGCATAATCTACAATAATTAAATCTGGCTTATTACCAGCTGCTATCATCTTCTCAATGTGAAGTTGGATTGTCTTTGATGATGCTCCTTTTGGTGGATAGTATTTAACTTTAAGTTTACCTTTTAATCGTTTTACTTTTTCCAAAACTTCATCTCTCCTTTGTGATAAATCAGATGATGCGATGTGTGTAAACACAGTATCATATCGTAATCCAACATACCCTTGTGAAAGTTCTAATGTATAGTGAGCAACTGTCTTTCCAGCTTTTACAGCTGCTGCTCCCAATGCTGCTAAAACCCAAGTCTTACCAACACCAGAAGGTGCTACTACAACTCCTAATTCACCTGGTCCTAAACCTCCATTCATCAATTCATTAATACATTCCCAATCAGTTGCTACCGTATCTCTAGACGTTTCATCATAACGTTCTTCAAAATCCTTTAAGTAATCCATACCTAAATCAGCATCTACACCAACCTTCATTGCTTTATCAACCAACTCTTTGATTTTATCATAGTTGCCTGATTTTAGTAAATCGATTGATTGTACGATTACGTTCTTTAAGTTTTGATTAATACAAAATGCGGTAAATTCATCTTTAATATATTGTAGGTCTAAACCTCCAATACTTTGATAAACTTCTTTTAATTGTGCTACAATTGTTTTTTGTAAAACCGGATTATCAACTTTAGAAACTTGCACTTTAAATACATCCAATGAGGGTAATCTATGATACTCGTTATAATACGCTACCACTTCATCTACAATCCATTTATTTGTTTCCGCTTCAAAGAATTTTTTATGAATAACATCACCCAATGTATCCAACATCCTGTCATCACTTAAAAGTGCCGCCACTACTTTGGTTTGAAATGATTGTCCGTATTTTGAAAGTGTATCTTCGCTCTGCATTTTATGTTTTAAAGTTCTACAAATATACGATAATTTAGTGAGTCCACCAAATTATTTTACTATTATATTTGTATAAGTTGATTTAAGCCAATCGTTTATATCTTTCCAATTTTGAAGAATTTTATACTTCATAGCGGCTTTGATGAATTCCATTTTATCAAACTTTTTGTTTGGTTCGGCAAAACGGTCATTGATTTTCAACTTTGTATTTGTATTGATATGTGGTTCTTGCAATTGCATGATTTGTCTATTTCTTAGAACATCATCTTTTTGTGCAAGTATATCTTCATAGATTTTAGCTTCTCCTTTTTTATCTTCACATATTTGAAATAATTCATCAAAAGTTATTTCTCTATCCTCCGATAATTCAGGAAATCGTTTAAGAACTGTCTTTAATCCACATCCTTTTACACCAGGTACATTATCCGAATTATCTCCATCCAATGTTCTGAATAGTAAAAGATTTTGTGGGTACATTCCCCATTCTTCTTTTACAAGTTCTCTATTGTAAAGTTTCTTTTTAGTTGGTGAATAAACAAAAGTTTTTTCATCTACTAATTGTAAAAAATCTTTATCGGTAGAAACAATATAACATTCATCTTCTTCACCAAGCACATGCTTAGCTATGTGTCCAATAACATCATCTGCTTCAATACCATCATATATCATTGTAGTAATTGGTAAACTATCTAACAAGTCTACTAACCACACAAATTGTCTTTTCATTGAAATTTGTTCATCCTCTTGAGTCATCATTTCAGGATACTGACGATTAACTCTAAAACGATTCTTACCTCTATCAGCTTTATATCCTTCAAACAATTCTTTCCTACCTTTAGAACCACCTTTACCATCAAAGGTTAAGATAACTCTAGTTGGATTAAATTGACGGATTTGATATCCGATTGAATTTAATGAACCAATAACTCCACCCGTATGTTCACCATCCTCATTCATAATGGGGTTAGTAGTCCAACTACGGATGAAGGTATTGAGTCCATCTATGATAAGAACTCTACCATTCCTTACCCTTTGGGTGTTTGATTCATGTTCTGTCTCAACTTCATTGAGTAATTTTTTGTATAAGTCTTTCATATTGTTTTGTAACCTTTATTAGTCACCTATCACTTCCGAGTCTGTCACCAAACTATCAGTATCAAGTGAATCTTTTTTGTATTGTGAAATTGTTGCTTCACAAATTCTTTTGTAGATTTGTTCTTTAACTTCTTGATTAGATTCTAATGTAGAAGGAAAATCTTTTGATTGAAACTTAATGATTTCGCCAGTATCAATATCAGTATATTCATACCAAGCACCACTTTGTTTTACAATACCATTATCCTTCATTAGTCCTAACCAAGCACCATAGTTATCAATTCCTCTGTCAAAGAAGATATCGAAATCAGCGGAACGTAACGGAGGTCCCATCCTATTCTTTACTACTTGACAACGAACTTTAATACCTACGATTCTATCGTTACCATTTTCTTTCGCCTTAATCGTTCCCATACTCTTTAATCTCAAACGAACCGATGCATGGAAAGCAATTGCTTTACCACCAGAAGTTGTCCAAGGGTCAGAGAATGGCATTGCGTTCATCTTCTGTCTTAATTGGTTTGTGAAAACCAAAGTGATTTTCTGTCTACCAATAAGATTTGTGATTTTACGCATTGCTTTGGAAATGATAATTGCTTTATCCGTAGCGTAACCATCTTTACCATAATCAGCTTCCATCTCCTTTTCAGTTGATGCTGCTGCTACTGAATCCACAACAATTGTTACATACCTATCTTTCGATGAAACTCGTACCTTTTCGATAATAGTTTCGGTATATTCAAAACATTGTTCAACAGTCTCAGCTGTTACATAAAGTAATTTGGTTGTATCTACTCCAATGGCTTCTAAGAATTCTCTACTTACGGCGTTCTCCGTGTCAATCAATACAGCGATACCACCTAACTTTTGTGTTTCGGCAAGTAAGTGAGCTGATACTAATGATTTACCACTTTGTTCTAATCCCGTAATTTCGGTAATTCTACCAACAGGCAAACCTCCATAAGGTCTATTAGAGATTGCCACATCCAACATTGATGCTCCGGTTGATACCCAACCTTCTACGTTTGTAGGGGAGTCATTGTTGTCCAAAAAGAATGCTACCTTTTGGTCTTTTGCTTGTTTGTTTAGGGACTCAGCGAGTACTTCCGCTAAGTCTATTTCCTTAGTTGCTTTCGCCATATATTAACTTATTTTATTAATTGAAAAGGTCATCAAATGCCGCTGCTACATCATCTAATTTCTTAGAAGGTGCTGCCGCTGGTTTTGATGGAGTTGTATCGAATGGCGCTTCTTCATCGTTATTAGCTGTTGAAGATAAAGTTTCAGCTGATGCTGATTTTTCATCCTCAGAAGTTGCCGATGGATTTAACCAACCTTCTAATACATTTTTCAATTCTGCATAAGTTAATTCAGAATACAATTCAGTAATTTCTTTCTGATTTGCTAAGTACTTATCCGTATCTTCTTTAGATGCCGCTAAAGGAGTTTCTTTTGGTTTAACACGGATTGTTGTTACAGGGTATGAAGTACCACTGTCTTCAGCCGATACTACTTCAACAGTAATATCTCTACCTTCATTTGGGTCAGTAATATCACCATAATCAGGATCTGCCATATAACCAAGAATCTCTTGATATACAGTTTTACCAAAGCCCCAAAATTTTACACCTTCACCTTCTTCACCTCTTACCAATACTGGTACGAATGTTCTAAGTTTCGGCTCCATTTTTTTAGCAGCTTTCCAATCTTCCTTATCACCCATTCTTTTAAGTTTGTCAGCAAACTCAACAATTGGGTCAGGTCTACCGAATGACATCGGAGATAGATAAGTTTTGTTGTTTACGTTGTAGTGAAAGTACAATTCAATGAAAGGATTCTCTTTGTTGAATTTGTAAGGGACCAAACGAATAGTGTGTTTGCCCGGTGCTGGTTTCCAAAGTTCTACAGTTGTTCTTTGGGTGTTTTGCAGTTTGTTAAGTCTGCTCTTAATTGCGTCTAAATTAATAGCCATGTCTTTTAAGTTTTAAGAGTTTAAGTTTTAAAACATACGTTTTAAGGTTGGATTATAGTGTCTTTCCTACACTTCCGTTACACATATAAATATAATGGAAACACAAATATACGAAGAATAC